GGCGCCGCTGCAGGCGCCGACGTCGACTCGGTGAGTTCCGACGTCGACGCACTGGCGTCGCGCGCCGGCAGTTGGCGAATCACGATCACGCCGCGGCTCGTACCGATGCCGGCGCTATCGCGATCACCAGGACAGGTGGAGTGGGCGGCGCCACATACGGGACACGGCCCCGGATCGTCCCAGAGGTCGAACATGCTCCACCTGCCCCGATGTCGTTTAGTTGAGGCCGGTCACCTTGCCGAACGCGCCCGGCCGGTAGACGGCCAGCCCGATGCGACGCCCGGCGAGCAGCGCGACGATGCGCTTGGCGAAGTAGTCGCTGTGGCTGTTGCTCGCCGAGATGCTGACGCCGCGGCGCTCGAACCGCTGCGCGCACGACCGGTAGGCACCGACCAGCGCCGTGTTGGCGACGATCGCCGGCGTCACCGACGCGGGCAGGCCCCAGAGGACCGGCGTCTGCAGCGCCTGGAAGGGACCGGAGCCGTAGTACTGGCCGTTGCCGTCCTTCTGCAGGACGATCGTCGTCCAGTTCGCGGGGTTGATCGCGACGCCCTCGGGCATCACGAACGAGGACGTGAGGATCGCCATGATCTGCTTGAAGATGGCGTCGGCGTTCGTGTCGGCGCCGCGCGCCTGCGCCGCGGCGAGATTCGCGCGGTTGAGCAGCCCGGTCAGATTGACACCGGTGCCGTCGCCGTTGAGGAGCTGGTCCTCGGTCGTCAGATCGACGAACAGCCGCAACCGGCCATCGATGAACGACATGATCTGGCCCTGGTCCTCGGCCATTTCGTTCGTCACCGGCAGCATCGTGTCGATCGAGCGCACGGTCTCAGCGACACGCGTGTACACCAGCGTCGATTCCGCCGCCGCCGCGCCCTCGGCGCGCGCCGCCGCGGCGTTGGTGGCGGTCGTTTCCTGCATGTATTCGATCGTGTTGCTGTCGGTCGTGCCGGGCGCGATCATGTCGGTGATGCGGATCTGCCGGAACAGCACCGGCAGGATCCCCTGCTGGTAGTCGGGCAGCACGAGCTTGCCGCCGGAGCCGGTGCTCTCGTCGAGGGTCGTCGCGCCGAACTCGAGGAACTCGCCCGACGCGGTGAAGCCCGCATTGCGGTGACGGCCCGCCTTGAGCGCGGCGAACATCTCCGACTTCACGAACGCCTGGCCGAGCGACAGGACCTTGCCGTGCTCGCGGGTCTCGCCGGGGGCGGCCGCGGCCGGCTCCTTCGGCTGGAGCGCGTCGAGCTGCTTGCGCATCTCGACGTCGCCGTCGATGCGCTCGATCTGTCCCTTCAGCGTCTTGGCCTCGTCGAGGTGCCCCTGCACCTTCGCGCGTTCCTCGGCGCTGAGCTCGCGGTTCTCCTTCTCGGCGGTCGTCATGAGCGCCTTGGCCTGCGAGGTGGCTTCCTTCAGCTCGGACTCGAGCTTGGCCTTCTTACCGGTCACGTTCATTTGCGTTACTCCAGGGTGTTGAGGTCTGCGGTGAGCAGCTCCCGCCAGAGCGCTCGAGCGGACTCCTGGGTCGTGGCCAATGTCGGCTCCTGGACCGTGGTCTCTCCCGTTGCACTGGGTGACTGCGCGGACAGCACGGCCTTGCGTCCCTGAGGAGACGAGAGCCGTGCGATGACGTCGGAAAGCGATTCGATGCGGTCGACCATGCCGGCGGCCTTCGCGGGCACCGCCGCGAGCACGCGGCCCTGGCCGTAGCCGTCCTTTACGTCCTTCGCGGACACGCCGCGGGCGCGGCCGACGGCCTTCGTAAACAACTCGTAGAACGGCTGCATCGAGGCAAGGACGCCGGTGAGGGCCTCCTCGCTGAGGGGCTGGTAGGGATGCGCCTCGGCCTTGGCCGCGGGAATCGCGATCACGGTCGTCTTCACGCCCATCGCGTCCTCGGCCTTCGACACGTCGCGGTGCGACGTGACCACGCCGATGCTGCCGACTTGGGCCGACGGAGAGGCGACGAACTCATGCGCCTGCGATCCGATCCAGTACGCGGCGCTCGCCGCCAGGCTGTCGGCGACAGCGACGATCGGCTTGCCGGCGCCGCGCGCCTTGAAGATCTTGTCGCCCAGCTCGGCGACGCCGGCGACGCTGCCGCCAGGCGAATCGATGCTGATCGCGATCGCGACCACCTCGGGATCCGCGATCGCCGCGTCGAAGTCGCGGCCGAAGATCTCCGTCGACGTGCCCCCGCTAATCTCGGCGAAGAGGTTCATGCGCTGGGAGATCGGTCCGTGGAGCGCGAGCACCGCGACGGCGCCGGCGCGCGCCATGGTGGAAGGTCGCTCGCGATCGCCGACGCGCGCCGCGATCTCTTCCGCCGACAGCCGGCCGCCGTCGACGCGAAACGTCAGGATGTCGAGCAGCGCTTCGAAGTGCGACGGGATCATCGCCCACGGCTGCTCGAGCACGGCGCGGGCGATCCGTGTGTAGCGGTCAGCCACGACAGGCCTCCATGTGATCCGCGAACCGTGCGATCACGGCCTCGAGCCGTTCGTCCGGCCACGGAGCTGTGCCGCTCTCGTAGCGATCCCACGTCTCGCTGTTGATGATGGAGGCCACGCGATCGGCGTCTTCACCCCACGCGGAACTGAACGCCGCGTCGACAGTGCGAATGTCCGCGGCGAGCTCGTTCGTCCACCGCGCATGATTGAAGGCAACGCCGGCGCGGGCGTCCTTCGTCAACCGCACAACCTGACGCGGGATGAACGCCTCGAGCGCCGTGCGCAGCGTCGCAGCGGCCGACCGCTGCCGGTCGGTGCTGCTGAAGGCCTGCCCCTGGCCAGGGGCGACATCGGCGAGATCGTCGGCCGTCGGGTTCGTGTGACGCGGGAGGTTGAGACGTCCTCTCGCCTCGTTCGCCGTCATGTAGGGTCGGCCGACCGCCTGCGACAGCGACGAGGCCTGCTCTTCGAACGACCCCTTCAACTTCTCGGCGATGTTGAACTCGAGGTACACGGTGTCGGCATCGAGGTCGTCGAACTCGGGCAGCAACTGCAGCTCGAGCTCTTCTTCGAGCATCGTCAGCCACGGCCCCAGGCAATCCTGATAGAGCTGCTTGTGCTGCTCTTTGATGTTGGAAAACGTCGCGTGCTCAAGGATGCCGACCATCGGCAGCGGCACGTGGTAGGCCGCCGCGCACTCCTCACGCGTCAGCTTGCGGGCGCCGAGGTACTCGGAGTCCCGGAAGTTCTGCGACACCGGCTTGATGTCCATGCCGTCCTCGAGGACGGGCGACATCCCGGCACGCTTGCCGGCAAACTCCTGCCAGTCCTTGCGGAACGTCTGACGATCGTCGGGCTCCCACTTCGGGGCGTCCTTCGGCCGCGTGATCACGTGCTCGAACCGCGCGCCGTTCTGCCAGAACGACCGGCGGTAGGCGCCGGCGGCCGCTTCCTCGGCGAGGATCAGCCGCAGCGTCTCGAGCATCGGGAACCCGAGATTGGGATTGCAGGGATCGAAGAACCGGAAATGCACGATGTCGTCTGGGGCGATCGCCTTCGGCTCGAGTCCGCCCGCCGGCGTCCACACGTAGCTGCTCGGGATCAGGCCGCCCTTGACGCCGACCTCGCCTGCCGGCAGACGGACCAGGCCGGACAGCGTGCCGTTCGCGCGGAGCTTCCACCAGAACCCGTTGGCATACGTGCCGATGTCCTGGACCGTCGACTCGATGAAGCGATAGCGGGTCGTCGCCGGGTTCGGGCGCTTGATGAGGCGCGGTAGGGCGTGCTTCGGGTTGAGCCGTTCGCGGTCGGTGTCGCTGAGACGGCTGAAGGCGTGGAGCCCGAGCTGCGCGATGTTGCGCGCGAAGAAGTCAATGACGGTGCGGACGCTCGGCTGCGTGCGGTAGATCTGCGCGTAGGTCCGGCGGTAGCCGTCGAAGAAGGGGCCCGACGTCGAGACCGTCGACAGCTGCGGTTGCAGCGGCGTCGCGCTCGCGAGTGTCAGCTGGCCATGGCTCGAGACAATCGCCATGAGGATCAGCAGGCGCCGCAGACTTGAATGAAGTCGACCTTTGCGCATTCGATGACGACGTCTCCGTCCAGCTCGCGAGCCTTGCTCCCGTCGGCCGCGACGTGGGTCACGTCCTTCAGGACGAGCCACGCGCCGGCGTGCTGCCACAGCACGCCCTGAAACGCGTCGCCGCTGACGACGTTCACGAGCACGCGTCGACGCACACACGGCACACGGCCGAGCAGACGCCCGACAAGGAACGACCAGAACTGCATTCAGTTGGAAGAGGCGGAGAGCCGGCGGCTTCGTGGACCAATGCTGGCGGCCGTCATGCCGCCTCACCGGGTACGGAAGCCGCTCGGCTCCGTGTTCAGATCTCAGGATGGAGGATTGCGAGGGACCCGACAATGGGGTCTGATCCTCCGTGGCGTTCGTGCGCTCCGTGTGCTGTGTGCGCTGCCCCGGCTAGCCGACCACCATCAGACCGCCGCCGTCGGCGTAGGCCGATCGCTCCTCCTCGGTCATCCCGGCCAGCTTCCGGGCGATGATCGTGGCCACCACCGGATCGATACGGCCGCGGCTCTTCCGCTTTCCGGGCTGGATGTTGTCCTTGCCGTCTTTCTCGGCCTTCGCGTTCCCGACGGCCCAGCGCATCAACGGGTTGGCATTCGCGTCCCAGACGCCGTCGAGGACCTCGGCTTCGAAGTCCTTACTCGGCGCCGTCATGTGCTTGAAGATCTGCGGCACCTCGACGACCTGGAGGCCTTCCGCCTGCAGGTCGTTCACCAGGTTGCCGGCGTTCCACGGATCGACGCCGACCATCTGGACGTCGTAGTACTCCTGCAGCTCCTTCACCCGCGCCAGCAGCGCGTCGTAGTCGATTCGGTTGCCGGGCGTCGTCTCGAGCCAGCCTTGGTCGACCCAGACCTGGTATGGCGCGCGATCGCGGTGTTGTCGCGCCTCGAGGGTCTTCGCCGGAGTGAACGCTGACAGATCGATTCGCCACCTCGGATCGTCGTCGGTCGGCTCGAACACGGCGGCGATCGCCGAGAGGTCGATCTTCGAGCTCAGGTCGATGCCGACCCAGCACCGCCGGCCGGTGAGTCGCTCCAGAAAGGCTTCGCGGTCGCCGGTGGTCTGTCCCTGTTGCCAGCCGTCGATCGACAGCCAGGGCTCGTCGCCATTGACCCAGATGTTCAGGCGCTTCTGCCAGAACTCCGGCGCGGCGCTGGGCATCTTCTGCGCCTTCGCCGCGATCTTGCGGAACTCCTCGGGGTTGATCGAGATCCCCCAGTGGGGATTCGCCTTGCGCCAGGTCTCCTCCGACCATGGGTCGTCGTCGACGTCGGCGTGCGCAATGAAGGCGAAGAACGCGACAGTCGATTCGTCCTCTTCGAGCGTGCCGTCGAGGATGCGACACGCGTACTCGTGCTGATCGCCGCAGACGCTCACCGGGTCCTTGCCGGCGGTGGTGATCTGGAAATGCAGGAACGACAGCCGGGCACCGGTCGCGCTCTCCATGACGTCCAGGAGATCGCGATTGCGCATCGCGTGCATTTCGTCGGTGATGATCAGGTACGGGTTCAACCCGTCGGTGGTCTCTGCAGACGCCCCGAGCGCAATGAGCCGACTCGCCGACTTCTCGTGCGCGATCGAGCCGGCGTTGATCTGCAGGATCTTGCTCAGCCCGGAGGCCTTCGCCAACCGCTTGGCGTCGTTGAAGACAATCGCGGCCTGCTGTTTCTTCGTCGCGATGCAATAGCCCTCGGCGCCTGACTCGCCTTCGAAGAACGTGACATACAGGGCGACGATAGCCGCCTCGAGGGATTTCCCGGTCTTGCGGGGGAGCTCGTTGTAGGCCGTGGTGAAACGTCGCAGGCCCGTGCCGACGTGACGCCACCCGAAAATCGATCCCAAACGGAACCGCTGGACTGGCGTGAGGACGATCGGCTTGCCGGCAAACTGCCGGCCCTTGTAGTGCTTTAGCTTCGCGGCGAACCGGAAGAACCGGCCGGCATGTTTCGGCTCGAACCGATAGGGAAACTCGGGCGTGTTCTCGCGCGCACGATCGCGCAGATGTCGCGCGCACGAGAGGCGGTGGTACTTCCCGGCGGGGATCCGGCCTTCGACGACGTCAGTGGCGTAGGTGTCGATCTCGCGCGCGAGCTCGACCAGCTCGCGCTCCCTAGTTGTCATCGTCGTCGTCGGTGTCCTCGTCGCGCGCGCCATCCTCGAACTCGTTGAAGCCATCGCCGTCGTTCTTCGTCGGTGGCTCGATGAGCGGCTTACCGATCGGGGAGAGACGGAAACGCAGCATCCCGGCCTCGACGCGCTGCGTCAGTGCGCGATACTGCGTCAGCAGCGGGTGCGCCTTCAGTCCAAGTGGCGTATCGATCGTCAGTCCGTCGAGCGCGATCGTCTTCGCCATCTCACGGCGCAGGACGATCGCTTCACACAGATGCTTGAACGCCGTCGACGTCGATGGCGTGAGCGTGCGCTCGGTGAGTGCGAGTGGTGAGAGCTCGTCCCATGTCGCTTGCTCGTCGGTGGCGAGATCGAGTGGACGCGCGACAGGAATGATCGGCGGCGGATTGATCACGAGCTCGCGCTCGGCCTGCGTCGCGGTTCCGCTCAGCACCTTCTCGATCGCCACCTTCGGTTTGCGACCTGCACCAGGTCGCTGCCCGCCGCTGCCCTGACCACCCACGTGTGAACTCCTATCGATCGAAGAGGAACGCGTCGCGCGATCGATTCGTGATGGCACGAACACGCCACGATCGGGCGGGTGGGGGGGCGATCAATCGCTGGCGCGGACCCCGGCCAGGGACCGCGCAGCTGCCTCCGGATCGTGCGGACGAAATCAAAAGTTTCCGAGGGTTTTCAAATCCGAGGGTTTTCAAAAGCTGCCACTGCGTCACGACGCGGCCGTCGGCCAGCTTGATTGAGGGCAGCGGGATGTACTCCGGCTGGTCGGCACCGTACACGGGGCGCGTCACGCCGTCGGCAGGCAGCAGGAATTGTTCGGCCTTCGGTTCGACAGGAATCATCAGTAGTCTCCAATCACGCCGCCGCCGACAAAACCACCGACGTCGTTACGACCATCAGGCGCGGGCGGCGGACCGATCCGACGGCACGCGTCGCAGCAGCGGGGGCGTCCCCACACGGCGCCGACGGCGCGACACGCGGTGAGCTCGAGCACGCGTCGCGCGCCGTGGCACACGTGGCAAGAGCCGTGTTTGCCCAAGCAATGCGGGCAGACGACGTCTCCGAGAGTCCAGGCGGTGCTCAATCAGTCCCCCTCACGGCATCTGTGTTAACGGGCGTCGAGAACGGCACCCGGTTCGCCGGCGTCAGGGTCGACGGCCGGCGTACGCCTCCGTCGACGAGCGACGGGCACGAGCCTTGGCGATCCATCTCGCCGTTCCACACGACGTCGGCGCGTCGCTGCTGCTCGGCCGTCTTCTGGCGATGGCAGGTGCCACACAGCGGCCGCAGGTTCTGTCGGTCCAGGCGGCGCGGATCGGCGAGGCCCTGGAACGGCACGTCGTGATCGACCTCCGTCGCGCGCCGTTGGCGGTCGCGCGCGGCGCAGCGGACGCAGTGGCGATTGACCGGATCGGCGAGAAACTCGTCGCGAAGACGAACCCACGCGGCGTCGTACCCGCGCGCGTGGCGACTGCCGCGCTGCCGCTCGCGCTTGCGCGCGCAGCTGGGACAGCGCCCCTTCTCGACGAACGCCTTACAGGTCGGAGAACCGGCGCACGGACGCCGCGGAGCCATCGGCATGTAGCAGCTCCTCAGCGGGCGTCCGCCGCACACGCCACGACATGCGCGTGCCGGCGATCGCCGTCGACCTGAAACCCCAGACGCCCGAGGTACTCGTAGGCGTCCGCGACGCTGATCCGCCAGCGCCCGCGCTGGCGCGGGCGCGACGGCGACGTCACGAGCGTCGCCTTTAGTTCGCCGGCCTTGATTTCATTTCGGATGAAGCTGACGGAGAAACCCGTCATCCGCGCGAGGTCCTGAGGCGTACGCCAACCCGAGGTCTGGGACACAATCGGTCTCCCTGCCCACACGACAGCCCTGAACGACGGATTACTCCCGCCGAACTACTGCCGTACCCGTTGTGAAGTTGAGGAAAAGCTGACGCGTGTGCGGGGTCTGGGGTCTCCGCGTATCGTCGATTCTCAGGATACGCAGCGGTCGAGCTTTGGACCAAGCATCAGGTTCGTCGGTGCGCTCTGCGCGCTACGTGTGTTCCCTGCGCTATATCAGCTCGCGGCCTTCGTCCAGCGATGCTGCCGGAGGTAGGCGTTCAGGTCCGCCGGGGCGATGCGGTACATGCTCCGCCGGCGGCCGCGGCGGATGACGAGGGCCCGCAGGCGCCCATCCCGAATCTCGCCGACGATGAAGTTTGTCGAGACGCCGAGACGCTCGGCGCAATCCCGCGTGGTCAACCGGGGGTCGGTTTCCCGCCGGCCGTCGACGCGCGCATCCGTGGACTCCGATCGACGCTCTCTCATGTGGCCTGCTTCTGAATGTAACAGCTACCGGAGGACCGGCGGCCCTCGGGAGGCCCCGTGACAGGGTAGGTCACACTTTCTTATCGGAGGGTTGGACCGTCGCTTCTAGGATGGCCGCAGGACGCGAAAGAACGCGTTCCCCCGCGTTCCCCGCCCAGGACCGTCACTCCGGGCCAACGGCCCGCGTCCGACGATGAGGCCGGCCTGGATGGGCGGCCTTCCAGGCCGCGAGCCGGCACGCCGTGCTATGGAACGTCTGATGCGGCCTGGTCGGCGTGAACACCACCTTGCAGCTCTCCCACTGGCAAGTGCGGAGCTCGGCGTCGGTCTGGAGGTCGCGCAGCCTGGAGGGATCCGGACGGCGCGTGTAGGCACGAGCGGCAGCGACGAGGTCGGCGCGCTTCGTCATGCTCGCGCCACCGTCTCGCCGATGGGCAGCAGCACGCGCAGCTCCTCGACAAGCCTGGCGTACGCCTGAGCGCCGGTGGACGCCGGCGCGTAGGTGAAGATGTCCTTCTGACGCATCTGGGCGTGATTCAGCGGCTCGCATTGGGGAATCGACGTCGGCAGGAGGTGCGCCGCCCACGGCTCGAGCTGCGCGTGCACTGCGGCGTTCGTCGCGCCCTTGCGGCAGTCGACGCGCGTGCGCAGGATCCACCAGCGATCGAAGGCTTCCCCCTTCAGCAGGGCCATCAGCTCCAGGAGGTCGACCAAGCCGTCCGTGGCGCGCGCCTCCATCTGGCAGGGAATCAACACCAGGTCCGCGGCGGCGACGGCGCCCTCGGCCAGGACCCCCAGCGACGGCGGCGTATCGATGATGCAGAGGTCGTACGCGTCCGCGAGCGGTCGCACCAGGCGCAGCAGAAACTGCTCCCGCCGCGGCTGCGCGTACAGCCAGTACTGCACCCGCTCGAGGCGGATGTTCGACGGCAGCACGTCGACGGCCGCGTCACCGCCGGCAAATCGATAGGCGAGCGGCGCGCAGGGCGCGCCTTGCACCATGTCGGCGATCGTGGGCTGCCCGTCGGCCAGCTCGAGCCCGAGGCCGATCGTCGAGTGTCCCTGCGGATCCAAGTCGACCAGGAGGGTGCGGACGCCGGTACGCGCGAAGCCGGCGGCCAGCGACATCGCCGTCACTGTTTTGCCGGCGCCGCCCTTGTGCGTCGCGACGCAAATCACTTTCATGATTGCGGTCCCTCCTGCGGCGGCACGGGCATCGGCACCCGACCGTGGAGCAGCTCGCCGGTGGCTTGTCCAAAGCGATAGCACTCCTGCGGCGTCTGGACGGTCACCCGCATCACCGACCCGTCGTGCGCCGTCGGCAGGTGAAGCGTCGCGGCCGCGTGGGCAATAGCGTCCCGTCGGGGATCGGGTTCCGGCAGATCGAAGATGAGTTCATGCGGATAGCTGACCGTCATCGGCCCTCCACGATGTTGACCTTCATGTCCGGCACGCCCCGATACCACTTGTTGTCGCGCGTGAGGAACCCCATGCGCGCGAGCTCGCCCAGCTCTTTCGCGACGTTCGGCGGCGCCGTAGTGAAGCCGCGGCGCGCGAGCTCGCCGAGCACGGTGCTCGTCGTCTGCGCTTCGCGTTCGAAGAGGCCGTCGGCCATGAGCCGCGCGATGCGGCCGCGCAGCGTCTCGCCGTCGACCTCGATGACCTGTCGCTGGACGTGCACCTGCAGCTCCGGACGCTGCGTCAGCACCTTCAGCAGGATCGGGTCCTTTGCGGCGTCGCCGACGAGACGGGCGAGCAGCTGCTGATACAACGCCTCGTTGCCGTTCAGCCCGTCGCCGGCCGCCGCCACACGCGGGGGACCTGACGGAGCTGCCAGATCAGACGCGCGATCACGCGCGGCCGCAGGCTGGCGATCAGCGGCACCAGCGCTGGTTCGATCACCATGACTCCGATACGCCGCACTCTCGATCTTCTCGATCCTCTGACGGAGGTCCGCGTTCTCGCGCGTGAGTCGCGCGTTTTCCTCTCGGAGCGCCGAAGCTTCTGCAGCATTCACCTTGTCCTCCCTCCTCTGCGGGGCCGGGGCCCGCTCGAAAGCCTTCGTGACGGCGGCGCGAACGTTGGCGCCGGCGGCGATCGCCGCGGCGTTGCGCGCGTCCAGGACGCCGGTCGCCACCTTTTGCGCGAGCTCGCGCGCCATGAACGTGGGCTGCACGTACACCTTGATGGCGTGCCGACCCCAGCAAGCGAAGAACTGTCCGAGCTCGAGCTGCGCGACGTCTTCCGCCCTCGGCCGCTTCACACCGGCCGGAATCATCTGGAGCGTCCGCGTCAGTTCGTTCAGCTCGCGCTGCACGCCGAGGAGCCAGACGCTGGCGGCCTGGCGCACGACGGTGTCGACGCCGGCGAGGTCCTGGCTATCGCACAGCAGGAAGTTCCCGAGCACGGCACCCTTCCTGGCCATGGCGATCGCCTCGTCTTTCGCCGGCGCCGAGCGGCCGCGCGGCGCGAACTCCCAGGCCTCCGGAAAGACGGTGAGCACACCGGTCTCGTCCTGGTTGATGCGCTCGAGCGCCGCGCGAATCACGAGGGCCTGGAGCTGCAGCCCGACCCCGGAGAGGTCCATCACGTTCAAGCCCGGCTGCAGGTCCAGCGCGTCCACGGCGGCGAGCTGGCGCATCTCCGGCAGCACCAGGTCGAGGTATTCGCCCAGGAGCATGTAGACGTCGGCAGTGGCCCCCTTCGCCTTCGCCTGCAGGCGCGTCACGTTGGACCGGACGTCGGCCAGCGATCGAGCGCCCTTGGCCGCGTTGACGATCCACAGCCGCTCGTATTTCATGTTTCGCTGCCCGAGCGCGGACGCGAGAATGGTCTCGACGAGGCGCCAAGGGATCGGGCGGTCGCCCTCCCGTGGCAGGTAGGGAGCAATGCGGCGCCCTTCGAAGGTCTCGCCGCGCTTCGTCACGAACGCCAGGGCGCGCTGCCGCGATCGTTCGACGATCGCCCGCAGGGCGGTCGTCTTGCCACTCAGCTGCGTCTGCCCGGTGACGAACGTATGCGCGAGCGGGATCTCGACGGGATGCCCGCTGCCGACCTCGAATCCCAGATGCACCCGCTTCACTTGAAGACCTCGATGCGGGAGCGCACGACGGCGGCGCTGTGCCAGTCGTCGATACAGGTCGCGCCCCCAGGCTGATAGGCCTCAGGGATCTGCCGGTGCAGCCATCGATGCGGCGAACCGCACGTAGGACACCGGCTGTCCAGGTCCTCGATCGCCGACGTGACGGTGGAGTTCCCCTCCATGACGATCGCGAGGCGTACGGCATCGCGCAGATCTCGCGGTGATCCCTGGCGCGAGGCGAGGAAGTGCCGGAACCTGCTCACCATGACGTGAAATCGCGCGTCATGCAGGTATCGGTGCGCGATGCGTTCAAACTTCTTGCTCATGCGACTCGGGCCTCCTGACCGTCTGTCGTTCCAAGTCCCCCTCGGTGAACACCGTCGCCAGCTGCAGCGCGTCCCGCAGGTCCTCCGCGGTCGCGTGGTGCGTCGAGAGGACGTACCGAAATACCTGCACCCACTGATGGAACCGGACGTCGTCGAGATACCGCTGCGCGATGCGATCGTCGATAGCGCCGCTCACTCGAACACCTCGGGCACGGGTTCGTCGACGGCGGCCAGCCAGGCGGAGACCTTGTCCGCACTGCCCCACGCGGTGGCCGGCGCGTAGTTCACCAGGAACAGCACGACGTCGACGAGGAAGTACCGCGTCAGCGGATCGGCTCGGACCGAGGCCTCCATCAGGTCGTTCGACAGGACCGCCGTCAAGAAGTGGCCGACTGGCCGACGCGACGCCAAGTACTCGATGAGCCCTTCGTGCAGGTAGTCCGGCACGTGACACTGGACCAAACGATCAAAGAGATGCCGACGATAAGTGGGCCCGTCCATCATAGGAAACGACCTCGACTAAGATTGCGGCGATGTCCAGAAAACGAGAAAGCGCGCAACTGGTTGCGCTGAAGGGCTCGGCTCTTGGAGCTCGAGGCAACGATTACGCGTTGTCGAGCGGAACGGCTGCTGCTTCGCGAGCAAATGGCGGAGGAACAGGCACGAATCGATGAGGAAGACAGCCGTTCGAAGGCCGGTCTGCAGGCGAATGTGCTCTCGCGTTGGGACCAAGGCATGACGTCCGCCGATATCGCCAGAGCGCTCAAGCGCTCGCCTCAGCAAGTCGAGCGGATCATCGGGAAATGGCGAAAGGAGCAGGGCGTCAAGGTTCGCCGCGGACGCCAGCTTCCGGAACGTGGACGAGTGCGCGACTGATTTGCGCAGCATGTCGTCAGTCCGGCAGCATGCCGTTGCCGACGATCCGACCGAACCGCGACAGGGCCATGCGCGTCTGTTCTCGAGCCGCCCGTTCCTGGAGTTCTTTTCTCGAAGTCCCAACCCACCACGATGACGCCGGCGCCGTCGACGCCGGCGGACTGACGAACACGCCGTCGTGATTGAAGCGCCTGGCGTTCTCGCGCTGTCGGGCCGTCGGGGGTTTCACAAGCCGTGTCAATGCGCGTCCCATGGGTGTACTCACTCCGTGTCGAAGAGACCGACCACTTCGGGAAACTCGGCAAGGTTCCAGCCCTCGGCACGCGCGCGTTCCTTCGCTGCCGCGAGGATCTCGGCGCCGTGCTGTCGACGCACGTCTTCGAACGAGCCGTTGCGGCCGGTGCCGTGATACCGACCGCCGCACATGCAGTCGCACTCGGGCGACGCAGCGTTGTGGCACTTCGCATCGCAGCGCCCTTTGATACCGTCGCTGTTGCCCCACTGCATTACTGTCGTCATCGGTCGCTGACTCGTGCGCGGCCCTCGCACTCGAGTGCGTCGACGTCCAACCGGTAGACCCTGGGCACGTTCAGCACACCGCCGTCGGCCGCGAGGTCCTGTAGCGCGCGCAGAACCTTCAACGTGCTGTCGGTGACGAGGCTCAGTGGAACCGTCGTCCGTGACCACAACGAAACGAACGCAGCCAGGTCCTCACGTTCGAGATCCGCCATCGTCCCCCCTGTTCTTGACTCGCAGCCCTCGACGTCCTCGGCGCTCGCGCGCCTCGATCGACAACAGTGCGTGATGCGCGGCCTGCGCGGTCGCGTGATAGGCGGCATCGACGTAGCGCTCGCCCGCGCGATTCCACGGGCTGGCGAGCTCGACGTATTCACGTGCGAGCTTCCCGTGACTGCGCGCCAGACTGCGCTGCGT